ATGGACACGTTCGTGAAGGGTTTTACGACAAGATGATTGAAAAATCTATGAAGATCTTGAATGGCGAACTTGACGAGTTCCGCTTATTCCCTTTTATCTGTAAGTTGGATGATCCGGAAGAAGTGGATGATATGAGCAACTGGCCAAAAGCGAATCCTATGCTTGACGAAACAACTCCCTATGCCAAACGTCTATTAGCTAGAACGAAAGCTGACTATGATGATTTGGAATTGGAACCGTCAGGCAGACAAGAGTTTATGACAAAACGGATGAATCTGCCAGAAGCTGACATTGAAAAAGATGTGACCACTCGTGAAAAGTTAATGGCTGCATTGAGAAGCCCTGGTATAGATCTCTCAGGAAGATCTTGTGTCGCTGGTTTCGACTATGCAAGCATCAGAGACTTTGCAAGTGTGGGACTACTCTTTAAAAATGGTGATGAGTTTATCTGGAAGCAACACAGTTTTGCCAGAAAGCAATTTTTGGATATGTTTAAAATCAAGGCTCCAATCCGTGAATGGCAGGAGCAAGGGCTTTTCACTATTGTAGATGGTCCAAGTATAGATCCAAGATTACTTGTTGATAAATTAATCCAGTGGCGCAAGTTGTACAATATCGAAATCGTCTGCGCAGACGGATTTCGAATGGACTTGCTGAAACCGTTGCTGGAAGAAGCTGATTTTGAGTATGAATTCTTGCGAAATCCAGGAGCGATACAGTCGAAGGTAGCTCCAATCATTGAAGATGGATTTGCGAACGAAAGATTCATTTTTGAAAACGATAAATCAATGCTCTGGTATACCGATAATACCTTTGTCAAAGAAGACAAAGACGGAAACAAGAGATTTTTGAAAAAGGAACCGCTGAGACGAAAGACTGACGGTTTCCATGCCTTTATTGCTGCTCTCTACAAGAGAGAAATCATTCAAGAGAGTACTGTTGGAGACTTTCTTGACGTGATCAAAGATTGGGAATTTTAGAAAGGACAACAAATTGAACAAACGAATGAAGAAAAAACAACAACTTGAACAAAAGATTCAAGGGCTTGAATGTGAGCTTGCTGTAGTGAGCAAAGAAAACATGGAATTATTGAACAAGATTGTTTCAATCAGTGCTGAATTGAATACTCTGAGCCAGTCCGTGAAGCGGCATGAAGATATTTGCGGTCAAAATGTTTTACAAACAAATAAAGAGTTTGAATCAATCAAGAAGGAATTAAAACGCTCTAAAAAATCTTTCTTCAAACGGTAAAAAAAAGATCCGGGTGGGTGGCAGGCATAGAAATTTAGAAAGGAGGAGGTGCCTTGGGATGGCTAAATTTATTCAAGCGAGAAGTTCCGGAACCAAGTTTTGAATTTGATGAGCTGGAGCGGATCTTTGGGAATCTGCAACTAAAGAGCCTGTCGATTGACAAGGCTGCTGAATTTGTGGCCCGCATCTTTGCAAGGTCTGAGTTTAAGTTCATTGAGAATGGAAAAAAGAAGGCTACTGATTGGGATTATCTGCTAAATGTAAGGCCCAATAAGAATGAATCAGCTTCTGAGTTTTGGCAAAAGGCGGTTTATCGCTTATTGACCAAGAACGAAGTACTAATTTTCTTATCGAATGACGATCAGTTATTGATTGCCGACTCGTACATCCGACAGAAATATGCTGTGTTCGATGACACATTCACATCTGTGAGCTGTCAAAACTATACTTTCCAAAAACCATTCAAGATGAATGAAGTCATTTTCTTGCAATACAACAATAATCGTCTTCAAGAATATTTCACGCAGCTCTTCAACGATTATGAAAAACTACACACTCGACTGGTTGAAGCACTTGCACGAAACAATCAGATTCGTGGAGTACTTAGCACCAGAACGAATGCAAGTTTTGACGAATCAAAGCGTGAAAAGATGCAACGGTATGCAGACGGTCTCTTTAAATCATTTACGACAAAGACAGTAGCAATTGTCCCAGCTCAAGAAGGAATGGAATACTCAGAGCTGACCAATACTACAGGTACATCGAATTTGTCTGTAGATGAGTTAAAAAAACTTCGTAGGCAATTCGATGATGAGGTGGCAGACATCTTAGGAATTCCCACTGCGCTGATGCATGGGGACATGGCTAACCTGGAAAATAGTCAGAAGATGTTTAACAGCTATTGCTACCAGTCGCTTGTAAAGAAAATGAGTGATGGTCTGAATTTTGCTTTGCTAAGCAAAAGCGAGTACAAAGACAATAAGCGCCTTGTCATTGTCGGTGAAGGGCAAAGAGATAAATTCTCGCTTGCTCAAAGTATTGACAAGCTGATTTCTTCCGGTTCCATGCTTATCAATGAGGTCCGTGAGGAACTTGGCCTTGAAGCTGTACCGTGGGGCGACAAGCCTCTGATCACTAAGAACTATCAACTTGGTGAGGATGTAGAGAAGGGAGGTGAGAAAGAAGATGAAAGTGATTCCGATTAAAGGAACAATCGTGTCAAACGATGATGTTTGGCTTTATGATTGGTTTGGTTGGGACTGTACCGCTCCTAAAAATGTAGTTTTACCGGAAACTGGTGAGGACATCGAAGTTCACATCAATTCAGGGGGAGGAGATGTATATGCAGGTAGCGAAATCTATACTGCATTACGGTCCTACTCAGGAAAAGTAGTTGTTAAAATCGTAGGCATTGCTGCAAGCGCAGCAAGCGTCATTGCTATGGCTGGTGATGTCGTAGAAATTAGCCCTACTGCTCAAATCATGATTCACAACGTGTCATCACGAGTTGACGGAGACCACAATACTCTACTTCATGAAGCTGGAGTGCTTGAAGGTTTCAATAAGTCAATCGCAAATGCTTATGTTGATAAAACTGGAAAAGCAATGGACGATTTATTGGATCTTATGAACAAGACTACCTGGTTCGATGCTGAATCAGCAGTAAATCAAGGATTTGCCGATAGAATCATGTTTGCTGGAGAAATTGCTCCTGCATTTGCTGCAAGTGAAACTCCAATGATCCCACATGATTTTATTGACAAAATGAAGTCAGCAATGACCCCTGATGTTGATAAAATTGCTGAGCTGGTAGCTAATAAGCTGGAAGCTCGACAGATTGCAGAAGAGACTTTTGAAAATAGTGAATTTGTAAAGAAAAGATTCACCCTACCAGAAAGTCCAGAAAATAACACAAACGAGGCTGTACTGAAAGGGTTCAGTCTTTTTGCATTTTAGAAAGGAAAAATACAATGACAATGAAATTATCTAACAAATTCAACGAAATTCGTCAGAACTTCTTGAACGCTGTATCAAATGGCGCACCTCAAGAAGAACAGGCGAAGCTCTACAATGAAATGATCGAGTCGATGACTAACGAAATGATGGAGCAAGCTCGTCATGCTGCTCATGAGGAAGTTTCAGCAATGAATCCTTATGATGCTAAATTGACTGCGGAAGCTCGTGAATTCTTCAACGACATCGACAAAACTGCCCCTGTAGGAGTAGAAAAACTCTTTCCACAAGAAACAATTGACCGTATCTTTGATGATATGGTAAAATCTCGCCCGCTCTTGCAACATATTGGCTTGCGCAATGCTGGCATCCGCCTTAAATTCCTCAAATCAACTCAGACCGGAACAGCTCTTTGGGGCAAGATCAACGGAGAAATTCAAGGCCAATTGAAACAAGCCTTCAACGAAGAAGAAGCAATCCAAAACAAATTGACTGCATTTGTAGTCATTCCTAAAGATTCTGAAAAATTCGGCCCTGCTTGGTTGCAATCATTCGTATCCACTCAAATCACAGAAGCCTTCGCTGCTGCTTTGGAAGCTGCTTTCTTGAACGGTGACGGAGACGGAAAGCCCATCGGTCTTTCTCGTACCCTCACTGGAACTGCAGCTGGCAATAAAACAACTTTTGCAGAAAAAGAGGCCCAAACTGCGAACCTTACATTTGCTGACTCTGCAACAGTTGTCAAAGAATTGACTGCGGTGTACAAACATCACTCTGTTAAGTCTAACGGTGACCCAGTGGCGGTTGAAGGAAATGTTGTTATGGTAGTCAATCCAGCGGATGCGTGGGATGTCAAGAAACAATACACTTCCTTGAACGCTCAAGGAACGTATGTGACTGCAATGCCGTACAACTTGATCTTGGTTGAATCAGTTGCTCAAACCGCTGGTAAAGTGACTACATTCGTCAAAGGTCGCTACGATGCGTTCGTAGGTGGTGGAATCGAGTTTGGTCGTTTCACAGAGACTTACGCTCTCGAAGACTTGAACCTCTATACTGCTAAGCAATTTGCTTACGGTAAGGCTCACGATGAAAAGACTGCTGCTGTCTGGGTATTGAAAATTAAATAATAGGTGGTGACACCGAATGGAAGAAACAAAACAACTTCATCCGCTTCTAGGAACATTCAAGGAGCGGATGAAAATCTTTCATGATGCCGAAGACGGGAATCTTTCAAGGATGTTAGTTTCATCCGAAAAAGCAATTCTCGACTTAACAGGAGCTTTTGATTTGTCAGATTCTCGCACTGAAGAGCTTGTTTTGGAACGTGCAAGATATCTGTACAATGATCAGGTCGAGTTTTTCTTTGCAAATTTTCAGGGAGAACTCCTTGAGTTATCACTTCAAAACCACCCAATAGGAGGAAAAGAGTGCTAGAAACAATCCAAGATTTCTTTGACTTAAAAGAAAATGTTGTCCGACACGTTGGAGACATTTTTGAAGTTGATGATTATCGAAAAAACGAATTGATGAAGAAATTACCTGATTTTGTTAAAGAATACGATTTAGTAGCTTCGGAAAATCTAAACGAAGATGTAGTTGCGGAAGATGAATAAGCCTGAGTTTAAATACAAGAAACCAGAAACCAATACAAGTGAATTAAGAACTCCAGTAGAGTTTTATAACTCAAAAGTACTTGAAGGATTAGATGGCCGGGATGTGAGCTTTGAGAAAGTATTTTATACATTCGCAAAAATCTACTCACCTAGCTTAAAGGATATCGAAATTTCAACAGGAAAATCAATGACTGCAAAGATGACCTTGAAAATAAGAGACCCTTTAACAAGTTATCAACCTGATAATAAGCATTTTGTACAAGTGAATGATCACCGATTAGAAAATAAAAAATGGCAGATCATTGACGTTCGTCCAGATTATGACAACCGTGATTATTTAATTGTTGTTATTGGTGGATCAAATGAGTAGTGGCGCTACATTAAGAGGCTTCGATGAAGTCATCCGGAATTTAGAAGCAAAGCTTGGCGATGCGAAAGTGAGAAGGTCTGCGAATAGAGCTTTGAAAGGCGCAGCAACTGAAACACTCGAAGACTTTCAAGTCGCTCTAGAAGTTTTTAGAAAGACTGGAGAAACAATTGAAAGCGCAACAGTCGGAAATGTAACGGGTGCTTTTGAAGGAGTGCCAATGGTTAAGCTTGGTTTTGGCGCTGGATCACGTTGGCGGTTGGAGCATTTGAACGAATTTGGATATGCCAAAAAGGCCCATCCAAGGGGATTCGGTGTTATCCGAAGATTTTCGGAAGCCAACAAAGAAAAATTTAAATATAGGTTAGCAACTAAATTGAAAGGAGAAGGGCTTGGATGATTAAAGACAAGATGTCAGAAATATATGATGCTCTGATGAGCGATGAGGAACTTTCTAAAATCACTATCAAATCATTTGAGCGTCCTGAAACCTTACCAACAAATCAGACAAGTATTGTTATTATCCCACTAGGGCCACCTATCCAAAGTGACCAGGGAAGTAATACAAGCTTTTCGAAGACATTTCTTTATCAAATCAACGTTGAATCGATTAACCGAATTGAATGCAAAAAACTGCAAGGGTTAGTCGAAAAGGTAATGGAATCACAAGGATTCTATCAAATTGCTGGGGGTCTAGATGAATGGATCCCTGAAATCAAACGCTATGCAGATGCTAGGACCTATAAAGGAAAGAGCAGACTGTATGACGATTATTAGAAAGGAAATTTAATATGACACAACAAAAACAAGGTACAGCGACAGTCGGTTTTAAAAGCTTGACAGTTCGCATTTTGGATGGGAACCAGACTCCAACCGAGGGAGAAAACCTCTTTATCATCCAAGGTAAAAAGGGGGAAGGTGCCACTCAAACAGCTAAGATCTCTGGTCTTGCTGCTGATGCTATCAAATCATTCGGAAGCAATATTGCTTACTACGTAAACAATCGTGGGGTTGGAGATGTTAAGGTAGATCTCGGGCTCTTGGATATTCCAGTAGCGCTCTACGTTAAAGCTCTAGGTTACGAAGACGACGATGGTATTCTTGATTTCGGAGCTGACACAGTTTCAAAAGACGTTGCAATCTTGCTAGAATCAAATACTGCAGATGGCAGTGGAGCTTACTATGGTTTTTACAAAGGAAACCTGGCAATGGATGCTATTGACCTCAGTACGCTCAAAGAAAAAGCTGAGGAACTTGCTACTACAGATGTATCATTTGCTGCAGGCGCAAGCACTGACGAGCAAACCAAGAACAAGTACGGTACAATGTACTTTGGTAGCGATGAAACAAAAATCAAGAAATTGAAAGCAAAACTTGGTATGGCAGTAGCAGGATAATAATTGGGGCATTTAGCCCCTTTATTTATCTTTATATCGTTGTAAACCTTTACAATTATTGATATAATAAGTTGTGGAGGTTTTGCTATGAAAAATAAGAAAAATACAGTTTTAATAACATTAACAATTATGATCACTTTAGTTTCCATTGTACTTGCTATTATGCTCGTAAATTCCAACAACCAACTTTCTAAGACACACAAGGAATTGGAAAGCGTAAAGGAAGAGAAGGACAGAGCTGTCATGGTAAAAGATAAGCTCTCTACATACGTATCAAACGTAGATCACGATTTATTTCTGGAAGCAAATGATTTCGTTCTTGGAATGAATTCATTGACTAGCTACAAATTTGGGGACGGAGTTCTTTTCGACAAAACTCAAATTGCTGTCAGCGAACCGAAAAAACAAACTTCCGGAATGCTTGCAATGAACCATGACTCTAAAAGTTTTATCCCAGTAACGGCAACACTGACTATAAAAAATAACGACTCATCGAATATTGAATTCAATCCAGGTAAATTCCTTGCGAGCGATGACAAAGGCAATTATCTTGCTTATGATTCCGTTATGTCTAACGATGATACCGTTTCTGTTCAATCGGATAAAAGTGTCGTCATACAAGCCGGGAAAGAGGCAACCATAGCTATATTTTATGCGATGGATAATGACCATTCGGATAATGATGTCAATAAAATTGAATTTTTAAATAAAACTTGGACAAAATGAAATAAGCACCATTCGGTGCTTTTTTAATTATAGAAAGGCAAACAATGTCAAAAATTACATTTACCATGAAGAACGAAGCTGGAGAAGATGTACTTTACTCTAGTAAAGAAATTACTACTCGTGATTATCGTGATTACCTTGTATTGAACGACTCACTCACATCAGACAAGACAGAAGTCGAAAAATTGGATCAACAATTAGGCTTCATTGCCTCACTATTCGAAAATGTGACAGTAGAGCAATTACTAGAACATACTGATTTTGCTAAAATCATTGAAGTGTTCACTGAAATCTATGCTCATCTTGTGGGTGATGTGGACCCAAAGGGGAAAAAATAGATCCTAAAAATGCATTAAAACGTTTCTACAAATTCGTTAAGGAAGTTGCTGATGGACCATATAACATGAATGTCCATGATGTGATGGAATTAAGCTGGGAAGATCTGATCGGAATTATTGATCTTGATAAAGATCAAACCGAAAATGCGTCTTTAGATCTAGCTGACATTTTTGGAGAAATGGAAGCATGAAGCCTCTTTGGGCTTTTTTTGTTTGTAAAAGGAGGAAAAATGGCAGGTGGAACGCCACTAGGACAAATGTATATCGAACTAGGGCTGGACGTGTCAAAGTTCAATCCTAGCTTAACAAGTGCAAAGAACGCTGTGAAGTATTTCCAAAATAATGTCAAAGCGCTCGATAGCACATTAAAAAACAATGGTAAGAGTACTGAACTCCTCAAAGCAAAATACAAGTCTTTAGGACAGGCCATTGAAGCACAAAAGAAGGTACTCGATCAAATGAAGCAGAACTTCGACAAGCTCGATCCTGGATCTGCTAAATTTGACAAAGCTGCTGCTGATATTGAGCGAGAAAATGCAAAATTGTCAGCAATGGAAGGACAACTCTACAAAGTTGAGCAAGCCTTGAAAGCTGTTGGACGTGAAAATAGCTTTTTTGGTAAAATGGAAAACTTCGGGAAGAACCTTGTCAAAAATGGAGATAACATCCAAAAATTTGGCAAGAAAGTTTCTGACTTTGGTGGGACATTAACCAAAGGAGTGACAGCTCCATTGATTGCAAGCGCAGGATTTGCAGTTAAGGCTGCAGTAGATTATGAGTCTGCTTTTGCTGGAGTTAGAAAAACGGTTGACGCTACTGAGGGCGAATATAAGAAGATGTCAAATGCTATTCGTGAGGCATCTAAGACAATGCCAGCGAGTGCTGCGGACATTGCAAGAGTAGCGGAAGCGGCAGGTCAGTTAGGGATCAAAAAAGAAAACATTGTTGACTTTTCGAAAACCATGATCGACCTCGGTGAATCTACCAACTTGACTGCTGATGAAGCTGCTACCGCAATGGCCCGTTTTGCAAACATCACTCAGATGCCACAATCTGAATTTAGACGACTAGGATCAACCATTGTTGACCTCGGAAATAATTTTGCAACAACTGAATCTGAGATTCTGGAAATGGGATTACGTTTAGCAGGTACAGGGCATCTGGTAGGATTGACTGAACCGCAGATTTTAGCAGTAGCAACTGCTATGAGTTCCGTGGGTATTAACGCAGAAGCAGGGGGTAGCTCATTCTCTCGTGTCATGCAAAAAATCAACACGCAAGTCCTTTCTGGTGGTAAAAAGCTAGAATTATTTGCGAAAGTATCTGGAATGAGCGCTCAAAACTTTGCTCATGAGTGGAAAACAGAACCACAAATCGCCTTATTAGCATTTCTTGACGGATTGAAAAAAGTCAAGCAGTCTGGTGGGGATGTAACCCAAACTTTAAAAGAACTGGGTATCAAATCAACTCAAGAAGTAGATACTATGCAACGTATGGCTGGTGCTGGAGACTTGCTATCACGAGCCTTAAAAACTGCAAATGGAGCGTGGAAAGAAAATACAGCCCTCACGAACGAAGCCAAAAAGCGCTATGAGACTACAGAATCTCAATTAAAAATCTTTAAAAACCAGATTACTGATTTGGCAATTGAATTTGGCGGACCGCTTCTGAAAGCAATGAATTCCGGTTTGCAGGCTGCAAAACCTTGGGTCCAAAAATTGGCGGACATGGCCAAGGCATTTAGTGAAATGAGCGAGTCTCAGCAACAAAATATTATTAAATGGGGATTACTTGCAGCAGGCGCAGGCCCAGCCTTATCAATCCTCGGAAAAGGTATCGGAGTCATTGGTGGTATCACTAAAGGTATCGGCTTCCTTACTCAAGGTATTGGTAAAGTCGGTGGTGGACTTTCTGTTTTAGGAAAGACATTCCAACTATTTAAACAAGGTAGCAGTCTTTCTTCTGCATTTAAAACTGCAACAACCGGCATCACTGCAACTAGCACTGCTGCAGAAGGTGCAGTAGCTTCTACTGGTCTATTAGCAAAAGGGATTGCACTACTTGGAAGTACCACTACTTGGGGTATTATAGCAGGAGGAGTAGCTATCGGTTTGATTGCTGCAGTAGCCAAAGAAATGGCAGATGCAGACGAGAGGACTCGGACCTGGGGAACTTCGGTAAACAAGGTCCAAGCAGAGGAACTATCGAAATTAAAAGCTAAAATCGATGATGCCCATCAAGCAATGATTGGTTTTGGAAACGGTGGATCTCAGGCCGTTGAAAATGTCCGTAAGAGTGTGCAAGGACTTTCGAGCGATCTGCAAAAGGCAATTGATAAGGATCTCCAACGCACTCAAAAAAACCTTGAGAAAATTGGAGCTTCTGAAGAAGTCCAAAAACGTGCTGTAGCACAAGCAGAACAGCAGAAGAAAAACGTACAGACAATGACTGATGAGATCATCCAGATCTATCAAAATGCGTCTGACAAAAAACGTAAGATCACTCGTGAAGAACAAGCTCTCATTTACGACTACGAGAACCAATTTATCAACAAACAACTGGAAATGCAGAAATTTTCTGCAGATGAGCGCACAGCGATTATTAAAGCGATGAATGGCCAGATCAACGACTTGAATGAGACCCAGTTGAGAAAAGGTTCTGGAGTCGTTGCTAAATGGTTGAAAGATGAGATCAAACTTTACGAAGACCAAACAAAAGCTTTAAAAGAAGAGTACGACAAAAAAACTATCAATAAAGCCGAATATAACCAAAAAATGGAAGAGTTAAGCGCTCAGCATAAATCCAAAATGGAAGCATTTGGCCGTGAGTATGCTGCTCTTCAAAAGAAACTGAGCGAAAAAGTACCGCTTAATTTTGGCGATGATCGACAACGTGAGCTGTATTTTAGCCAATTACGGAAAAGTTGGGCAGAACTTGGCCTTGATTACGACAAGATGATGGCTAAGGCAGATCAGTTTGCCGACGTCATTGGACGTTCTTCCGGCATGGTTGCAAAAGATACTGTAAATATGTCTAAAGAAACGAAAGAGGCCAACCTAATATGGAAAAGCCTCATCTGGGATCCGAAGACAGCGTCAGTAAAAACTAATGCACAAGAAGAAGTAACTAAAGCTCTTCAAGCTGAAAACGGCTGGGAGAATATGCAGTTTATCCTCAAGAACGCAAATCTTGAAACTAACGCTAAGATGACAATCGGTCAAGCGCTGGTTGAAGTTGGTAAGTGGGACAGCTTAACCCCGGCAGAAAAAGAATTAGTCGTAGGCAACAATCAAGGTATGCAAGCCATCCTTGAAAATAAAACATTGTTAGAACAATACAATGCTATGCCAGCGGAAGTTAAAGAACTCTTAATGAAGAATACTGACTTCCTATCATCGGGTGAACGTGCTACTGCGATCATTGAGCGTTGGAATACACTCACACCAGAGCAGAAAGAACTGATCTTAAAAGATGCTGCGAGCGATAAGGCTGAACGTGTAAAACTGGCAGTTGATTCGTTAACTGGTATGGCTCACGTAGTCAACTTGGATGCAGAAGACAAGACCAAGAGCGCTATCGCTAGTGCGATGTCTAGCATCTTGACACTACCTACAGACCATAAGACGGACTTGATTGCAACTCCAGACGGTGTAACGCTTGGAACTAACCAAGCAATGGGCGCTTTAGGATTATATAACGGTTTTAACGTACCAACAAAACAAATTACCGCTGATCCAAGCAATGCGAATAATGCTGCACAGCAAGCGATTAACAAACAGCAAGAGTGGAACAATACTCCAAGCCCTGTCAAACCGCAATTAGGTGATCCGACTGGTGCGATAACTGCTGCAAAACAAGCGATTGATAATCAAAACGCTTGGAACGCAACTCCATCACCAACCAAACATATGACAGGCGATAGTAGTAGTGCCGTCAACGCTGCGAACAGTGCTACCAATGCTATCAACGGTATTCCAACAAGTCACCACACGACTATCACAGCTACAGAAGTAGTAAATAAAGTGGTCAACTCATTCTCCCGTGTTTTCGGACCAAGACACGAAAAAGGTACGAACTTCCACGAAGGTGGACTCGCAATGGTCAATGACCAGCGAAATGCGGTCTATAAAGAAATGGTAACTTTACCAGACGGAAGCTCATTCATACCAGACGGACGGGATGTTGTACTCAACTTGCCTCGTGGATCCAAAGTATTGCGAGCTGATAGAACTAAACGATTGATGAAAAATCTCGGTTTTCCAAGATATGCGGCAGGGGTCGGAATCCCAGAAGATGCTAAATTTTTGCGAGAAATCAAAAATGCCAGCAAGCAATTTTCGTTTAAAGATAATTCTACCGGAAATAGCTACAGTGGTGAAAATATCGTTGCTGAGATCGCAATTCTGAGAGCAAGTTTAGAAAAGATCCTTACTGCTATCCTTGAAAAACCGTCAGAAACTTACCTGGACGGTGACATTTTGGCACAAAACAGCTATCAAAGATATTCTAAAATCATGGCGAGGGAGGGAATCTAATGTTTAACATGATTATAAATGGATTTGACACTGGATCAATCCCAAACTGCTATGTGACGGATTTCGGAGAAGACCAGACGGCCACACCAAGGGTCGAATCAAATACAATTTACGGAGCTAACGGAGATTACAATCTTTATGATGGAGCTTATGACGGGTACGATAAGACAGTAAGTCTATACGTTGTCAAAACAAGCGAAATCGAAATGATTGTCAATCAATTCAAACCAGAGGAAAATAAAATAGAGTTTAGTCACCGACCAGGCTCTATTTTTTATGCCGATTTTCAAAGCGCATCATTTAAGCAAAATGGTTTGCATGCTTGGACTTTAGAAATTAAGTTAAAGATGCATCCATTCCGTTACTTAAATAATGATGCCGTAGTCACTTCGGCAGGTAACGGTACAGTAAACAATCCAGGAACTGTATATTCTGAACCAGTTATCACAATTGAAGGAAATGGAGATGTATCTCTCACTATCGGGAAGCAAACCATGCAACTCACGATTGATACAAAAGCAACAATTGACTGCCGTCACAAGAAACAAAATGTCTATGACAAAAATGGAAATTTGAAAAACACCTTGAGAAAACGAGGTGGTTTCTTCGAAATTGCTCCAGGTACGTCTGGTATTGCAGTTTCAGGTACCGTCTCAAAAATCACAATTAAAGGGAATTGGAGGTATAAAGTATGATTTATCTACAAGAGGGAAACTTCCCTCTTAACGAAGCTTTTAGCTCCGAAATCGTCCAGGAAGCTAACAGCACCTATCAGCTTACCTTTAAATTTCCAACCTCAGATCCAAAATGGGCATTGTTAACCCCAGAAACAGAATTAGTTGCTGACGATTTGCATGGCGAACAGCACTTTACTATCTTTGAAGTCGAGAAGCAACACGGATATGTCACTGTATATGCTAATCAAGTAGCAACATTACTTAATGGATATTCTATCAACAAGATCAATGTCGATCGAGTGAATGGAGCAACCGTAATGAATGCGCTTGTTGCCGGGTTTAAACGAGAAACACCATTTACGTTTTTTTCTGATGTGATGTCAAAACACACCCTCAATCTTAAAGATGTTTCAGCGATGGAAGCCTTGGCCAAAGACAAGCACTCTATCGTTGGGCAGTGGGGTGGAGATCTTGTCCGTGACAAGTACAGTGTGCGCTTACTTGAACATGGCGGAATCGAAAACGAATCATTGTTTGCCTATAAGAAAAACATGAAATCGTTCCAAGAATCGAAATCCACTAAAGAGTTGAGAACACGGATCCATTTTAAAAAGGTTATCGAAGCCCACGAGGAAGGAAAGAAAGATCAGATCCTAACCGTGACCATCGATAGCCCACTGATTAATAAATACAAACATATCTACGAAGCGGATATGGAAGTACAAGATCAGGATGTCGTGGATCAAAAAACGCTTGAGGAATACGGCAAACGCTATTTCCGAGAAACTCTGTGCGACATGATTGAAGAAAGCCTTGAGATTGATGTTGTAGGTCAGGCAGATCAACCAGTACACATGTTTGATATCGTGAGCATCTTCCACGAGGACTACGATGTAGATTTGCGAAAAAAGATCACGAAATACAAGTTTAATCCAATGAGCATCAAACTTGTCAGCATCGGATTTGGTGAAGTAACTAGAACTTTGGCAGACTCTATCTCAGGCATGGTCAATGATTCTGTTGATAAGAAAATGAAGTCTTATGATGCAGAATATGAAGCAAAAGTGCAGAAGCTCGTAGATAATGCTAATGCTGAGTATGACAAGCAAGCAAAAGAACTGGAACATAAAATCACAGATGGCATTGAGCAAGCAAAAGCACAAGCTGAAGTAGTTAAGCAAGAAATAAACGGAATTGTTGCACAAAAAATCTTGGAATCAAAGCAACTAACTGACTCCGAAATTTCAAAAGCAAATGCAAAAGCAGAGGAAGCCTTGAGTAAAGCAGGCACATTTCCGAGCATGGAAAGTATATCTGCAAAACTCAAAGACGAGATTTTAAAAAGTAAGGATCTGAGCGATAAAATAAACCAAACTTTTATTGAATCAGACAACGGGACTGCAATTTACAGCAAAATTTCTGGTGAAGTAACCAAAAAAATTGTGCAAGTTGAAGATCAAGTAAATAAAAAGATCAGCCAAACAAATCAACGGATTGGCGACATGAGTGGAAGCATTAACAGTTCGCTATACTCGATGAATAACCAGTTAGGCCAGATGAATAACGGCCTAAATAAAGCTAAAATCGATATCGTAAATGCACAGGGTGCTGCAAACAATGCCAACAATAAGTTGATTTTAACTGATCAAAAAGTCGATCAAGCAAACAATCGAATAGATCAGACGAATCGAAATTTGGAAACAACAAATCGTGATTTAGCAAATACAAACTCTCAAGTGGCTGCTAACACTCGACAAATTGAGGTGCAAGTCACAAACTACAACGCAGTCCGTGAAAGCACGAAATTGTTCGAGCGTATTCTTGGTACAACAGAAGAAGGTGCGCCAAATAAGCTCTCAAGGTTGGTGATGTCAAGTGAAATATTTCAAACGGAAGTTGGAAAGTATGTCACTGACGATAACAACTTGATCGTCAATTCGATGACGATGGACAAAAATACGCTCGTTGGAAATAACAACCCTAAAGCAAGCGTATCTGTCACAGATGGCATTTTCACGATAAAGGCGCAGGGCTTGACAGGCTATAACTGGTCTGGTTTCTCCTTACCTATCTATGTTAAGAAAATTTACCACGGAGAGACTTATACGTTAGGATTTAAATATCGTATAAAGGAATATCCTGATAGCTCTTTTGCTTTTAACATAAAAAATCACGGCTTAAACAAAATCCTTTTAGCTTCTGACATTGGCAAAAACAAACCACCTTTAGATGAATGGCAGGAGTTCCAAAAGACTTTTACCGTTCAGGAAGACTTTGCTTTCGGTGAAGATGCGAACTATCCATTTTATATCTATTTGGCCAAGAATGGCTGGATCGAATTTAAAGAGCCAATCCTTGTCCGTGGATCAAACACAGGGCCTTACAAACCTAGCCAATTTGATGATACCTTTGCTGAGACCAGGGCTTTAGATGCAAAAATCGGCCAAGCGTCCAATAAGGCTCTGGAAGCAAAGCAGACGGCAGAAGGAGCGCAAGAGAAAGCTAATGGAGCGAAAGCAACTGCTGATCAGGCAACAGGAGATGCACAGGAAGCAAGGCAACTCGCTATCGGCGCTCAAGCAAGAGCAGATCGAGCCACTGGAATTTCCCAAATGGCTCAAGAAAAGGCAGAGGACGCTCAAACCAAGGCGATTCAAGTTGCCGAACAAGCCAGACAGGCCCAACAATCTGCAGAAGCGACAAGAACGCAAGTAACACAGCTTGCAGGCTCGTATTCGATCAAAAACATTAACAGCGCAGGCGATATCATCAGCGGTGTCAATCTAGGCGCAGATGGGACAAACCGTTTTGTCGGGAAACTAACTCACATTACAGGGGAAACTCAAATTGATAATGCAGTTATCAAATCTGCCATGGTAGACAAACTTAAAACTGGCAACTTTGAATCAGGATCAGTCACTACTCAGATTTTGGCATCAGATTCTGTAACTGCTGATAAGCTACTAGTTGATTCTGCTATGATCAACAAGCTGGTATCCAATCAAGCTTTTATCAGAGAGCTTACATCGCAAAAAGCCTTTATCACGCAACTCGCTTCGGTTGATTTTTCTGCAGAGCGAATTAAAGGTGGTAGATTAGAGTCAAATACTAGAGCTCTAGTATTTGATTTGGATAACAGTGCAATGAATATGTTGACTGACACAGCAGTTATCAGACGTGTTTTCAACAACTTTCCTACTCAGTTTATTAGATATGGAACGCATATCGAAAACGGGAACAGATTTTCGAAAACCATCATCGGGTCAAACCGTGATGGTACGGAAAATAGTGGGAACAGGACATTTAGTGGTATTGAAATCTACAACAGCACGAATGAAAATGTTGAAGATTATACTAAGTTTTATGCAGATAAATTGTATTTACAACACAGTGAATACAAGCAAGGTTGGATCATTCAAAATGCTGGTAAACCTAGAATTGCACCGCTAAATGGTACAACATATTCCGAAATAATTGCATCTGACTTTAGAATGATCTACACAGCAGATGGCAATCATAGAAGCGTTGGAACTTATTTATGGGATCTGCTCACATGTTTTGGCATCCTACAAAGATATGGCTGGGATCTCAAAAATAGTGCTGCTCAAAGTCACATCGGTAGTGTCCTTTCGAAATACAACTACAGATAGGAGTTTTAATGAACGAAAATAATTATGTAGCAATCATCACAGAACTGGCAAATCAACTTGCCAGCAAGTCAATCAATGAGGCTGAATTTAAGGTTCGTCTCACTGAGTCACAGAAACTTGTAGCGCAACTTGCTCAGGAAGTTGAAAGCTATCGCTCTGTCCTAGAGTCCGATAAGGACTTGAAGGATCTTTTTGAAGAAATCAAGAACAAAAACGAGGTAAATAAATAATGGATTATAAAGTACAATTTAAATCATACGATGCAGTGGCAAATACTACCAAGGTAGCAATCAAGCAAGACTTCCCGTACCGTGTCTTTGAGGAAATTTTGCCAACAAACCGCATGACCGAAGATGATGCTGCATTGGTCGAAGCAGTATTGAACATAGTCCGCATGGAATTGGATACATCTGGCGCAGTCGTAGCCATCAAAAAAGAGCTTGACAAATCTGTCGAAGCTAACAATGATGCTATCGCCAAGATTCAAGCTCTCACTAAGGATAACGAAGAAAAAGCGAACCAAATCCAGAAGATCAAAGAAGTGGCAGAATGGAATGTATTGGCCCGTGTGACCGATGTTGAAAATCCACTTGATCCTACTGTATTTAAACGTGGTCTTGAGTTGGTAGACCTTGGTCAATCTGGTAAAACTTACCAACCACAAGAAATCTTTACTGTCGAAGATCCAAATCATACAGAAGCATTTGGTGAAGGCAAGCGTGTCATGATCCAAGTGACCGAACCATTTACTTATCAGGGCGAAACCTTGGATCAATTAAACAGCCTTTTCCAAAATGGTAAGATTGGTATCTGGAAATGGGCTAAACCAAAAGAAGAGAAGGAAGAGAAGCCAGGACAACCTTCTGGTGACCTTGAAACTCAACCAGTGGCGACAGCTACACCACAACCAGTACTTTAATTAGAGAGGGGCGTGATCTATGATCCACTTTACACCAGAAGATATCTCGATGATGGTCGGATTTGTCGGGATCTTACTTGGAATTTACGGTAATTTTAAAGGAAGTGTCGTGGCACAAGAAAAACGCATGGTCGTGATCGAAAAAGACATTGAAAACATGCGTGATTTTCGTCTGACAGCAGTTAGACGACTTGATAACCACGATGAACAGAATAAGTCTCTATTGATCCTCGCAGAGCAGGTCAAAGCCTTGAGCGAGGATATGAAGGAACTTAAAGCATTAATTCAAAACAAAAAATAATTAAGAGGTAATATTATGAATAAAATTAACTGGTCTGTACGTATCAAGAATAAAAATTTTTGGCTTGCAATCGTTCCAGCTCTTGCATTGCTTTTTCAAGCATTTGCGGATATCTTCGGTATCAAGCTAGAGTTTGGCCAAACCATTGATAAAATCTTGGTATTCGTCAATGTGTTGTTTGCATTCTTCGTTTTGGTCGGAGTGGTCAACGATCCAACTACTGCTGGATTGAGCGATTCAGAGCGTGCTTTAGGTTATGAAGAACCTAGCGAAGATTAATATATTTTTACTGGCTACTATCTATTTTTGGATAGTAGCCTTTGATTTTAGAAAGGAGCAGTAATGGCTACTTTAAACGATATTTTAGGATATGCAGAAGGTCTTGCAGATGCTGGAACAGGTGTATCTATGAGCCGGTGGGGTATGCAGTGTGCTGCACTACCTAATGCGATCTCTACTTACTTTTTTGGAAAAACTCTTTGGGGAAATGCGATTGATCTGCTTAATTCTGCCCGTGACCTTGGCTACGAGGTAGAATACAACCAAGAGGGAAATCTCGATAGCAAGCCACGGGCTGGGGCTGTATTTGTTATGGATACCACTTACATCTACGGACACAGCTACGGTCACACAGGGTTAGTCATCGAAGATAGTGACGGATATACCATGCGCACTATTGAGCAAAACATTGATGGTAATGCAGATGCTCTTTATGTCGGTGGTCCAGCACGATATAACACCCGTGATTTTAACGGTATTGTAGGCTGGTTTTACTTCCCTGTAGATGACCAACCAGCGCAAGTGACTGCTATCGAGCCGTCAGAGCCTCTCACAGTCGATTCTAGCGAATTTAACGAGGAAACTGGTACATTCACAGTCGAAGTCTCTGCGCTTAATGTACGTTCTTCTGCAGGGCTTTTAGGTGATATCGTAGCAGTCTATACCGCTGGTCAAGAGATTAACTATGATGGCTGGTTAGACAATGACGGTTATATCTGGATCACGTACATCGGAGGATCTGGAAATCGCAGATATGTGGCAGTAGGTCAATCGCAGAATGGTAAACGCATCACAGACTTCGGCTCATTCGCTTAAAATGAGGAGGATTTAATGGCACTATTAAATTCTACGAATCTAAAGCAATTTGAAGGGGGGGCAGTCGTCAAGCAAGGCGACTCTGCCTCTCTGTTTGGTTATGAGCTGCTGGATGAAAACATGCGCCCGATCAGCGAGCTGAATGGCAAGAATGCCACGATCAGGATCTTTAACCAAAAAGGAAAGGCCACATTTGAGAGTACAGTGGAGAGATCAAAAGTTACTTTTAAAATTGGGAAAGCCCTACCTATTGGATCTTATTTGGTAGAAGTCGTTTGTGACGGGTATATATTCCCCAGTGATCGCTCAACACGCTTGGATATTACCCGTTCAGCGGACGAATTTACAAGCGAGGAAGTATTATCGCTTGTAAAAAATGATGTTAAAACTGAAATTGACAAGTATATCGCTGAACATCCAAACGGATCACAAACGGAAGAGTTGCCAGACCTAACAGTACTATACAATCTTGCAAAAATTTAGAGAGGAAAAATTA